AAACACGCGGAGCTGCGATTCCGATTTCCAAATACGATTGGCGGAATACCAACGGCGCGACGTTCAAACAGGAAACTGACGCGGCGGCCAAGTCGGGCTTCACTCTCTACAGCAAGCGGGCGAAGATTGGCACGTCGAAACATATTCGCGTGCGGCCACGCTTCGACGATTGGACGGTACGCGGCACGATTCAAGTTCTCGCACCGGAAATCACAGCCGACATTCTGCGGCAGTTGTTCGAGTTAGCCGGGCGCGTCGGCTTGTGCGATTGGCGACCCGGTTGCAAGACTCCTGGACCGTATGGAATGTTTAGTGCGACATTGAAATAGGGCGAGGCTTGGCTTGGCGGGGCAAGGCTAGGCTGGGCGTGGCATGGCAAGGCAAGGGGACCAATGGTCCAGAAAGGAAAACGAAAATGATTATGCTTGAAGACAAACACGCGGAGGCGGTTGAGGCGTTGCTTGACGCCGCTTTGAACTATGATCGTGGCGACGTAATGCCGTGGGGTGAAGTGGAGGGCATTGTAGGCGCGTCGCGAGACGACAACACCGGCAAGCACATTATTCAACGGTTCCGGCGAGACTTGCTGCGCGATCGAGAGATTGCCACGCGAGTCACGGCAACCGTTGGTATTCGGCTACTCACTAAGCAGCAGCAAGTTGTCGAGTGCAGTCGCGACCGTCGCAAGAAAATGTTTCGCCAATCGACGCGAGCCATGCGAGAGATCGAGGCTGTTAATGGTTCCGACTTGCCGTTAGAATTGCGACGGTTGCAAGCCGACCAGTTGATTCGACTCAAAGGCGAGCGGCAAATGCTACGCAAAGCGGTGAAGGAAATCAAAGCAGTTACCCGTACCGACACTCATCCGGTGCGACCAATATAAGGCGGGGCGCGGCGCGGCGAGGCTAGGCCGGGCGTGGCCTGGCAAGGCAAGGGAGCCAATGGCTCAAAACATTATGGCACATTCAAAACTACGACAATCAGTAAAGGGTGCTCTACGTCGCCAGCAGCGCACGGGCTACTGGTTGTCGAAAAAATCAGGCGTACCAATGCGCACGGTTTACCGCTACCTCAGCGGTGAGTGCGACCTCACAAGCGAGCGCGTTGACAAGCTGCTCAAAGCATTGGGTGTTGAAGTAAAATAAGGCGCGGCGAGGCACGGCCTGGCTTGGCGAGGCCGGGCAAGGCTAGGCTGGGCGTGGCCTGGCAAGGCAAGGGAGCCAATGGCTCACGAAAAGGCTACCGATAAAACGGTGGCCTTTTTTATGCGCTTAGCCTTATTTGTACACTACAACTTCCGGTGTTGCATTACAATTTCACGGCGTTAAATTGAAACCATAAGCAAAACCTCAAACGGCTGCGGACTTCGGCTCAGTTGAGCATGTAACGAAACCGCAGCACCGATTGGCTTCATTAGCTTAATTGCGAACTGGCCTATCAGCATAAACCATTATGCCGGTAGGCCAGTTTTTGTTGGCTCCCGGCGATAACCAGGAGCACAACAATGCCCGCAGACCTCGCAGACCTCGCCGAACTCGACGTTAAGAAACTGCCGGAAAACGAACTGGCAGACACCCTGGACGGTATCAAGAACCGTGCCACGGAACTTTTCAATCTCGCAGAGCGTGACGTTGAGCAAGAAGCCGAATTGGTGGACGCGCTCGACAAAGCCGACCAAATCGGCGAACGCATCGAAGCCAAGAAGCAGGCCGACATCCAGGCACGCATGAAGCGACTTGGCAAACTCGATGCCGTCATGCCACGCAAGATTGGCGGAAGTCGCGACCAAGCAGACGGCATTTCCTGCCTCGGCGAACGTCTCTCGCTCATCGCAAAGGGCCGCATCAACGGCACATACGCTAGCCGACTCTATAACGCACTCGGCCAAAACGAAGGCGTACCAAGCGAGGGCGGCTTCCTTGTCGGCGGCGACAGCGAAACCGATCTGATGTCGAAGATGTACGGCGATTCGATCATCCTCAGCAGCGTTCAGCGCACACCGATCAGTGCGAACAGCAACATGCTGAAATTGCGAATGCTCAAAGAGAACAGTCGGGCCGATGGTTCGCGAAGCGGTGGTGTGTTGGCCTACTGGGAAGGTGAAGGCGACTCAACAACCGCCAGCAAACCGTCCTACGAAGACTTGGAGTTGTACCTTCGCAAGCTGATGGCAACCAGTTACGCCACCAGCGAATCGCTCGAGGACTTCTCGGCACTCGAAGCCGAAACCAGTGCCGACTTCAATGAAGAAATGACCTTCAAACTCGAAAACGCAATCATCAACGGTGATGGCGTGGCGAAGCCTAAGGGCATCCTCAACAGTGCCGCAAAAATCACGGTCGCTGCGGAAGTTGGTCAAACGAGTTCCGATCCGCTGATGTACGAAAACATCTGTGCCATGTGGGCGCGATTGCATCCACGCAGCCAGCAGTCGGCGATTTGGTTGGTTGACCAATCGTTGATTCGTTTCCTGTTCACAATGGGCCTCACCAACGGCACTGCGGGAACTCCCGTCTACCTTCCGCCCGGTGGTGCAAGCGGTTCGCCTTACGGCACGCTGTTCGGTCGCCCCGTTGCTCACACCGAGCACACGCAAGCCGCGAACACCGAAGGCGACATCGTTCTGTGGGACCCAAAAGGCTACCGCGTTATCGAAAAGGGCGGCGTCAAAAAGGCATCGTCGATGCACGTTGCGTTCCTCACGGACGAAATGGCGTTCCGCTGGACGTACCGCGTCAACGGTGCTCCGAAGTGGCAAGCACCGCTGACCCCGAAGAACGGCGGCGACACGCTTTCGACCATCGTCACATTGGCGACTCGCAGCTAGTAGGGCGTCACTCAAACCACAACCAAACTTTTATCAGGAGCTATCACAATGGGTGCGCCTTTCAATCTTCTCGAAAACGCGATGGTCGTTTCGGCAGCAGTGCCGAAAGACATCACGGGTGGAGCCTACGCTGGCGATTACGTTTCGATGCGTGACGCCGAAGAACTGTGGATCATCGTCCAGCAAGGTGCGTGGGCCGGTGGAACGCCAGCATTTACCATCGGATCGGGTACGACCGCAGCGGGCGGAACCACCGCAGCCGTTACCGATTTTGAGGCATGGAGCGGCGTGGCACTGACCGACGACCAATACGCAGCCGTCACGGTTGCTGCTGGCACGTTCAATCTCCCCGCAGCGGCCAACACGCTAACGCTCGTTCGCGTCAAGGCGTCGGCACTCGCCGATGGCCAGGCGTTCGTTCGCGGCGAAGTTGCCACACCCGGCAGCAACGCCGACCTGCTTTCGATGGTCTACGTGTTGGTTGGCTTGAAGTATCAAGGCAACGTACCGCCGACCGTGATTGCGTAACCAAACCGCTGACCTGATTCGTCGCACATCGCGACGGACACCCAAACCGAATCAGGAACGAACCCATGAGCACTCGCAGCAAATACGTGAATGGCAAGCTGGCATTTTACGATCCAGCAAACCAGCACATCTGGACGCGGTATGAATCCCGCTCACACTTCCACGAAGATTTTGATCTTCTGACAACCATCCCAGCCGATGGCTCGAAGGCCAACGGTACGCCGTGGGTTCAAGACATCACCGGAGCGGGGCCACCTGTTGTAAGTCTCGTGGCCGATGGTTCGGGCGGGCAGTTGTCTTGTGCGTTGACAGCGGATTCGCAGGCACAAGACGCCACCGCACACTTCGACGACACGCGATATTACGACGTGACGAAGAACCTTGTGTTCCAGGCCAAGTTTCAAGTGAGTGTGCTGCCGACGCTGGTGGGTATTGCACACGTTGGCTTGACCGACGATCACGACCCGGCGTTTGTGAGCACTACCTATAACGCTGGCATCACGATTGCGGCGAGCGGTGCGGTTTCGATCAATCAAGACGACAACGCCACGCTCACGGCGATCGACATCGGGCTTACCCTTGACGTTGCAACGGATTACGTGCTGCGAATCGAGTGCTTCAACGCCGAGAAATTCCGCTACTACATCGACGGTGTGAACTACGGCGGAACAAGTGCAACTCCGTTTGCCGCGACCGGCGCGAACGCAGTGCTCCAACCGTTCCTCGGTATCGGCAAGGCGAGCGGTGCGGGCCTCGGTACGCTGCTCGTAAATTCGATTGACATCTGGCAGGACTAAAGATGCAAGTCAAAACAACTGACGGCAAAACGCTCAACCTCAAGACTGGTCAAGCCATGCGTTTGATCCAGGCGGGCGAAGCGATTGCAGTTACGGAGCCAACCAATGACAAGCCACAAAAGTTGGCCCGTAGGCGTAAGAAAAACGACGACGGCGAACTGGCCAGCGATAGCGATTAAGTCACAGGAGCAGCATGGACGCATCGACGGAAACGATGAAGCGGATTTGCTCAGTGATTATATCGAAGCTGCCACGGAGTACGTGGAACGTGAGCAAGGGCGAAGTTTGCGGCAAGTAACGTGGCAAGCAACTTACGATTGCTGGCCCTCCGATTGCGTGTTTTACATTCCGAAACCGCCATTGGTTTCGATTGCTTCGATTGCTTATCGAGACACAAGCGGCAGCACACAAACGCTCGCCACCAGCTACTACGAAGCGGACACCAACAGCGAACCAGGGCGACTCGCATTAGTAACCACGCCCCCATCGCTTTACGCGGATGGAATCAACAACGTCACGATCACCTACCTAGCAGGTTATTCGGAAGCGGAATTGATCCCGGCCACAACGCGACAAGCAATCAGGATCTTGACGCAGCATTGGCATGAGCATCGCGAGCCTGTTGTGGTTGGCACAAGTGTCAACACGATACCGCTTTCGGCTCAGGATTTAATCAACCAACAAAAGTTTGTGAGTTACCGATAATGGGCGATCAAGCAGTAACAGCCGCAGAAGTACTGAAAACCTCCACGAGCATCATCGAGGAAGGCATCGGTGGGGCAACCATCACTGCCGGAATGGTGCTCTACAAAGACTCCGCAAACAGCGACGTGCTGAAGGCCGCAGACTGCGACGGCACGGCACTGACCGCAACCGTGGCCGGAATTGCCGTCAACGGCGGCGGTGTTGGCCAGCCCATCAAATACATCAAGGCGGGCGACTATGACCCCGGCTTTACCGTTGTTGTCGGTGCGATTTACGTCATGGGTGGAACTGCGGGCGTCATGCAGTTGGCCTCGGATTTGGCACAAGACGATTACGTAACGCTGATCGGAGTCGGCACAAGTGCCAGCAGCATCCACCTCACGCTTTACAACAGCGGCGTACAAGTTCCTGCCTAGTGAGGATTGACCATGCAGGCTGGAAAACTACGCCACCGCGTAACGATCAAACAGAACACGGTATCGAACACAAAGGGAATCGTCACGCAGACACCCGCAGAAGTTGCGAAGGTGTGGGCGGAAAAAACAGCACTAAGCGGCAGGGAGTTGACCGAAGCCAAAGCGATTGTAGACGAGGTGCAATACCGTGTTCGCATTCGTTATCGCAACAACCTCAACAATGAAATGTGGCTGGAACACGACGGGCAGCGGTTGGAGATACTTGCTGTCATTGATCCCGAAGGTAGAAAAATCGAACAGCACATCTTGTGCAAAGAAAGGCCGTAATGGCCGAAAAATTACTCGAAGGATTCAAGGAACTTGATAAGGCGTTTGCAAAAATAGCCACGCGACGGAGTCAAAAGAAGGTGGCAAATAAGGCGTTGCGAGCAGGTGCTAGGCCAGTCCGCGACACGGCACGCGACAAAGTGCCACAAGGGAAAACGAAGCAACTTAAACGCTCAATCAAAATCAAAACGTACAAAACAAAGAAGCCGGGCATCTTCATTGTTGGCGTGCAAACGAAAGCAAGTATTGCGGGGTATGGCTTTCACGTTGAAACCGGACACGACGACGTGGCAGAAAACCCATACATGCGAGACACGGTAGACCAGACCAGGCAGCAAGCCATCGGACTCGTGACACAAACGCTATCCACCGAAATCATAGCCGAACTAAAAAAAGCCAGTGGCAACTAGCAACATCAAAGAGGCGGTTGGAGTCAAGCTGGCGGAGCATCCGTTAATAACCGACATCGTGACAGCCGCAAGGATTTACCTCAACAGAGCAATCAGCGGATCGAATCAAGCAGTAGCGCGACCTTACATCGTGTTCAGCCGAGACGACGCGGAATCACAGCACCATTTAGGCGGCGGTGCTGGAATCGAACAAAGCATCTTTGACGTTGATTTGTTCTGTTCAACCGAAGCACAAACCATCGCATTAGAGGCGGCGGTTCTTAACAAACTGGATGGATTCAGAGGCGACGTTGACGGAGTGTACTTCAACGAGTGCCACTGCACCGACAAGACGGACGAAGGCGGAACCCCAACAGACGGAAGCGAAACCAGCATCCCTTCCGTGTCGCTTGAATTTACTATTTGGCACGAGCAGCCACAACCAACACTGTAGGAGGAAGACATGGGCGTTGACACAGGCCACGGCGCATCGCTGGCACTCGGAACGCAGGGCGGTTCGTACCAGTTTTTGAACATCGACCTCGGAGAGGAAACCACAGAAGATGTGGATACCTCGCATCTTGGCACAACCACAAATCGCACCTACATCGCGGGCGACCTAGTGGAAGGTGGCGAGATGGCGTGCGGGATCAATGCCGACCTCGACAACCAGCCGACCGTTGGGATCGCAAACGAAACCATCACGATCACGCGGCCCGTTTCGGCAGGCGGCAGTACAGCCGGAACCGTCGCCTTTTCCGGCTACGTGAAAAGCTGGAAGCGTGGCAACATGGCCAGCAACGAACTCATTCAAGGCGAGATCACCTTCAAGGTGTCTGGCGACATTACTTGGACCGACCAGAGCTAACCCAAATGCAAGACAAACCATACCTACAAGTCACCATTCGTCCACATCGCGGACACCAGCGCATTCGCGGCCGAGTGGTCACGGTGGAACTCGATCAGTACGAGATCATCGAAACCGAAACCGGACTGCGCCTCGGCTACGTTGGCAAGGCGAAGAACGCTCCGCTCAATATCGTGGAATCCGAACTGAGCGAACAAGAGCGGAAAGAAATCGTCGAAGCGGTGGAAGCGTTCAAGGGCGACAAGCCGCGCAAGGTATCGCAAATCAAACCAATCGAGAAAGCCAAAAAAGATGCTTAGCCGAGATGAAATCCTAGCTTCCCGATCGCTACCCACTGAAACGGTCAACGTGCCGGAATGGGGCGGCGAGATCATCGTGCGAGCCATGACGGCGGCAGAGAAAGACGACTACGAATCGTCGCTGCTGGTGGGTAAGGGCAACAAGCGGGAGGTGAGTTTGCAGAATGTTCGCGCTCGACTTTGCGTGCGTTGCATGGTCGATGAACAAGGCGGGCGAATCTTTGAAGACGACGACGCACGCGAACTTGGTAAGCAGTCGGCATGTGCAATCGACCGCGTTTACGAAGTTGCTGCCAGACTCAATGGCCAGACTGACGAGGATATTGAGGAACTGGCAAAAAACTAACCCCGGAGCAATTGCTCCAATACTACATGGCAAGGGACATGCATTACGCATCCCCGCGCGTCATGAAAGCCAGCATGGCGTTCACGGATTACGTCGGCTGGCTTGCGTTTTATCATCGCACAAATTACGACCCCTCTGGCAACGATTTACGATTTGGAAAGCTGCTAGCCCTGGTTGCTCAGTTGGGAGGGTTGAAGGACGCACGCCCCGGTGATTTCTTTGCAAACTTGCAAGCGAACATCGAACCCGATACGCCCGAAGAACTCAACAAGAAACTAGACGCAATCCTTCCGAAGTTCTGACGATGGCCACTATTGCCACAATCGCCGCGACTCTCAAGCTCAGAACGACTGAGTTTACAAAGGGCGTGAATCGTGCGCGGAAGCAGCTGCGAAACCTCGAAGCCTCAGCCACGCGCATGGTCAAGTCTCTTGGCGGCATCGGGTTGAAGATTGCCAAGATCGGAACGCTACTCGCAGCCGGTGGATTCGTGGCAGCCCTGCGCACGGCGGAAATGTTCAACCGCAAGATGCTCAATTCGCAGGCCATCATGGGCGACTTGTCCGAGACGATGAAAAAGGACATGACCTCAGCCGCGTTGGCCGTGAGTCGTACCACGCAGTTTGCGGCGGCACAGGCTGCGGAGGCGTATTTTTTCCTAGCGTCTGCCGGGTTGTCTGCCAACGAGTCGATTGCCGCGTTGCCCACGGTTGCGCTGTTCGCACAAGCTGGCATGTTTGACCTGGCGTTGGCCACCGATCTTCTTACCGATGCGCAGTCCGCGTTGGGCATGGAAACAAAGGACATGATTCGATTGTCCGATGTGCTCGTGAAGGCCAACACACTCGCCAATGCCAGCGTGCAGCAATTCAGCGAAGCACTCACCAACAAGGCGGCGGCGGCATTGCGGTTGGTTGGTAAGGATGTGGAGGAAGGCGTTGCGGTACTCGCAGCCTATGCCGACCAGGGGGTAAAAGGTGCAGAAGCAGGCACGGCACTTGCAATCGTGATGCGCGACCTGCAAACCAAAGCACTCAAGAACGCCGGGGCATTCAAGGCGGCGGGGATCACAGTGTTCGACGCGAGCGGCGAGATGGTCAACATGGCCAACATCGTGCGCGACCTTGAACGCAAATTTGTCGGACTATCGGACGCCACCAAAAAGCAAACGCTGCTCAATCTTGGTTTCACCGACAAGTCGCTTGGCTTCCTGGCCTCACTCGTTGGGATGTCCAGCAAGATCGAAGACTACGAAGCCAAGTTGCGGAAGGCAGGCGGCACAACCGCACTCGTTGCCAGCAAGCAGTTGACCAGCTTCCAAAAGGCCGTCAACAAGATGCGCGAAACATGGGAGCGATTCTCAATTGCGATTGGTGGGCCTGCAATGGAATTTCTCTCGGTTGCTATCGAGAGTATCGTTGACAAGTTCAACGAGTGGGCGAAGTCAGCGGGCGGCATTGAGGGAATTGCGAAAAGTTTGGCGGGACAATTCGATAAACTGGCGATCACCATTCTCGGCATGGTGGACAAGGTTGGTGCGGGAATGGCGCATCTTCTCGCGATGGCCATTCGCGGAATCAATGATCTGCTCACGCGAATCCCTGGACTGCTCGCGACAATCCCTGGACTGGAAAGCAAGCGCGAACACGATCTGCAAGTGCAGAGGCGAACCGTGCGAGGCATGCGCGAACTTGCTCAGGGCAGCAAGGATCGCGCAAACGAACTGGCGACAAAGGGGCAGGCCGCACTAGGAATAACAGATGAAGAAGCCCGGCGAATCAAGCAGCGTGCGAAGATCAATAAGATGGCGTTCGATGCTGCGTGGAAGACGATGCGGACAATGGAAGCACAGGGGGCGGTTAGTGATCAGATTGCAAATCAACTCGAAGCATTCGCAAATAATCTCGATACTGGAAACGGTGCACTCGCTGCCTACAACAAAGTCAGAGCCGAGATCGACAAGCGTGCCGCAGAGACATTAAACAAAACCAAAGGCCGCATGGCACTCGCAGCGGCAGGCAACGCAATCGAAAACGCAAGCGGAGTAACCCCACAGCAGATAGGCAAGGGCATCGCTGGCATCGTTGGGAATATCCCCGGCATTGCTCGCAAGGTTGATCCAAAGGCCGAAGCGAAGGCGGCGGCACTCGCACAGGCCAATGCACTCATTGGCGGTTTCAAAAAAGGCGGCGGATTACTTGCTGGTGGATTTGGTGATGCGCTCGGCAAGATCGGCAATGCGGTTGGTGGCGTGGCCGGGAAGTTGGCCAAAGACTTCAAC